GGTAGCTTTCTTGCTTGGTCAAACAAAGGCTCATAGGTTGCTTGATTAGCATCATGAAAATGTTTGCCATAAATTTCTGTGGAAGAATAAACATCTAAACTAATAAGTGGATTCTTAACTAATTGCATGGCTCCTAATAAAACAGACAGTCCTCTCCAGGGAGTACATTGATGAACCATTTTAATAGGTTGTCCTTTTTGATAATCTAATTTTGATCTTGGAACATCTTCAACTCCGTTTTTAATTACGACGCATCTATTATGAGGAAGATTAAAATGTTGTCTATACTTTTCATAACTCCAATGAGTATTAAAAACATACCAATCGTACTTAGTGTGATTTTCTTTTTTCTTAAACCATGGATACAAGTTAGGTTGGTCATAAGAATTCTTTAACCAAATGATACTAGGCTTATTGGGATCAATGGGTAAACGTTCCGGAACCGATAGATGTAAATCTATTTGTTCAACTAATTTTTGGTCTACAAATTTTTGAAAGTGGGCTAATTGTAATTCAGTTCCACCCTTAGGATTTTGGTTTATCATTCTGTTTCATAACTTTCTGAAGCATGTCTAACCCTTTAGGAGATACTTGTACAGTACAATCTTCTACGATATCGGGTCCTTCTTTTTTCTCTTTATATGTTTCTCCTGTCTTCGTATTTCTCCAAGTAATTACAGTAGTGCAATTAATCTTAGGTAAGTCTTCTTTATCCATTTTGATTCTCTCTGTTTATTAATGCGTAAGAAACGATTCCTTGTATTTCATCCTTTGTTGCGCACGTCATTTTTAGTACATCATTAGATTCTAACACTAATGTTTTAGTTATTATATCAGTTGTAGAAGAAGCCGCAATACTTTGATTACCTATTCTATATGTCACAGCTGCCGTAGCATCTGTAACTTGAGTAACCACTGATAAAGCCCCTCCTGAAGACCCATTACTAGCTTGAATTTGCTTAATTAAAACAACCGATGTTGAATTAGCCGTTANGACGGANACNGTATTAGTTGTGGTTAAACTAAAGCCTTGATTCTTGTATTGAATAGTCATGATATAAAATAGTTAAATGTATCTTGTTCTTCCTTTAAATCATTTTGAAAAGCAAAGTTCAATTCATTTTTAATAGTTTCTATAGCAGCTAAAATCTGTCTTTGATTATCTACTTTATACTCTGCCTGGGGTTCTGGAATATATGAGGTTATCTTGGCCATTAGGTAAATAAATTTCCAGTTTGTGAGTTTTGAAATTCCTGTTGAAGGCCAGGATAATTATACAGATTTAAATCATTAATAGTTAAGCCTTGACTTCCTAAAAAGTTTTGAAATGCAGTTGATGTTTGCTTCTCGTTCGTTCCATAAATCATGTCCTCTTGTGAAACTTTGTCTTTATTTTTAAGCATATTAATTATCTCCAGACTTAGTCCGAACATATTAGCTTTTTTAGGATCCGTAATGAATGGCACTATTTTGCTAAGACCCGATAGTCCCTTACCTACATAATCTGGTTTCTCTTCAGGACTGTGTACAGTTTTGGTTTTTACGTGTTGGCCGTCTCCTGTTCCAGGGGCGCCATAATTAGCACCAGAACTCAGAGCACCAGAACTCGTTGTGCCCATGGGGCTATAATCCTCTCGTCCTGCTCCTCCAGGAAATCCTCGTCTTCCACCGGGATGTGACATCCCTCCATATAAATAACCTAATCTACTAATTCCACCACTACTGTAAGAATGATGTGGGGCGTATCCTGCTGTTTGTCTCATCTGGTCTTTCTTCTCTTGCATAGCAGAACTCGTATGATCTACACCTCCAAATTTCTCCATCCATTTCTGTGCCATTTCTTTTGGATTCTTAGAACCAAATGCAGAACTTCCTGGTGCATTCTTTCCTTTAAATAATCCGCTTGTCATGGCGTATGGATTGTTAGGGCTAAATTTCATATTTCCTAAAAAATTTTTATTGGCTATAATATCAGCGTGGCTTAATTGTCCTGCATTACCTTGCATATATCTTAGAAATTTTTCTAAAGGATTTTCTTCTTCTTCTCCTTGGTAATCAGAAGATTGTTCATCTAATAAAGCCTGATTGACAGTATTTGGGTCAACTTTATAATTAGGACCATTAGCAAAACCTAATCTACTAATCCCACCTGTATTAGATTCGATTCTACTTCCATAAGTATCGGTCCAATCACGAGCTATCTCTGGCTCGTTGGCCCATAAATATCTTCTTTGTGCTTCTGATTGAAATGGCATTATCTTCTTCCGTCCGCTCGCGCGTCTAATCTTAATGTTCCATATCGCCAAGTTTCGCCTGTGGCGTCGTTAGCAATATTGATTGAAACCAGTCTTCCTCTGGCTCTGGTATTTAACTTATCAGTGCTGGACGTAACTGTAAAGGGTCCTAAAGGAGAACTTGCGGCCGTAGCATCTGGATAAGAACTGATAAATAAAGTTAGTTTAGCATTTCCCGTTAAATATTTAAAATCTGGAATGACCCTGCTCACAGACATAAAATATTCTCCATCCCCTCTAAAGTCCACTACGCCAGTCGTCTGACCCATCATATTCTTTCTGGAAGTAATATCATAATCTCCAGAACGGATATAGGCATCAATTGAAGTGGTGCCTGTACTATTAACTTGATCAGTTCCTGTTTCCTGTGCATAGTAAAAAGAGGCTCCATAAAGATTAGTAATGCCTAAAATGTCTGGAAAAACAGGAGTGCCTGTAGAAACATAATCGGTTGCATAAGGTACATTAAAAACATTAGCGTCCGTCCAAGTGGTTCTGTCTAGAGAACTCGTGGTCCATACATTTTCTCCATAATTATAGGTTACACATCGATCAATTTGTTCTGAACCATTCTTAGGATAAAACCAACTTACTTCTGTATATAAACTATTGTGCCCTGCATAAATAATTTTATTGGCATCATAATTAATTCCAAGATCGGTGCCCTGCGTATCGAATACAAAATCTTCCACTAAGCAATCAATGGATTTAACCGTACCATCATATCTATAAAATCCCCCAGCGTCTCCCATCCAATAGACAGCTCCATTAGCTGCAACCGCTGCATGCTGCCCCATACATCCACAATTAGTACCAACTTGTCGAATACTAAATGTATAAGGTGGACCTACATATTGAGCTACATAAGCTGCCGTATCTGTTAGTATTAAAGTATAATCTTTTCCAGACACCGCTGCTCTAATTTCATTACCGGCATCTAATCTAAATGTGCCGGCTGTATTAATAGCAGTGGGAACATAATCATTTAAATCTTCTTGATTAGAAAATCTAATAAACATTTTATCTTGAGTGCTAGTATCGCCGATGGTTGTCTCTGTTCCAAGATGAAATAAGTGTCTATCTCTATCAGAAACTTTTGTCATAAATGAAACTGTAGGGTTCGATGTCGTAACAAAATCTGTAGTGGATTGAGAAGCTCTAATGGTTCTTGGACTAGTTGCTCCTGCATTCCATGTAAAAGTTCTTCCATCCGAAATAGTTGCAACTAAAACTTGTCCATAATTATCTAGACTCCAGGTGCCTGGATCCAGAGTCACACTACTTGTTGTCCGTTCAGTNCCCCAAGTTGAATCACCCCATATATAGGTACCCCAACCATAACCCACTGTTTGAGTAGTAGGTCCAACTATATAATAAGGATTAACAACAGCAGACCCTGCCGCTGTCATACCTGTTCCTGTTTCCGCAGTAGAGGCTATAATAATAAAAGCGTCGGTTGTTACGGATTGAATTTCATAAGCTTTTTCTAAAATACCGGCTGTAAGAGTAGAGTCGCCAGTTACACTCACAGAAGATAAAGTAATATATCTTCCTGCTTTTAATCCATGTGAAGATTTATCTATTTGAATCGTCGTTCCGGCTGCAGTACTTGTTGTGAAAGTACAGCCTGTGATCGCTGTATCCAAAGGAGAAATATCATAAAGATCTTCCCCATAATATAAAAATAAACCTTGTGAAGTTCCTATAGCAACGTAACGTTCACCCGCTAAACTTGTAAAAGGATGAGCTGCTCTGCCCACTCCTGGTAATGTTTTTTCTGCGGCTGTCAATTGAGCCCAACCCCCTATTTTTTCAGGGAGTCCATATCTAAATCTGACAAAATCTCCATCTACCCACTGACTTTCAGCCCCTGATTCAGTGGCTTGTTTATTAAATCCTGGGACAAATTTGAGCTTTTGTAACATAGTAATTATGTTATATATTAGTTATGAATATAATGAAAGCCAGAATAATATGGTTTCCTGA